GCCGTCGAAGGTGTCGTCGAGTGAGGCCGGCAGCCCGGAGCCCGAGCGCCCGGCGTTGATCGCGATGTTCTGGACATCGTTCGCCCACGCCCGCTGGAAGTGACCGAGGATGAGGTCCGCGACCTCGTCCTCCGACATCGTGTTCTCGACGGCGTCTTCCTTGAGGTCGTACTTGATGTAGTAGTACTGTCCAGTGACGTTGAACTCGACCGCACCGGTGGTCGCGTCCGACGTCTCGGGCCGGTTGCCGTCCTCGTCGCGCGTGCCGCCGGAGAGTTCGGGGACGCCTACCTGCGGCTTTGCCATTTCCTTCCGCGGGAGCGACTCGACGCGGACGAGATCGAGAAGCTCGCTTTCCTCCTGCGTCCGCTCGATGAACTCTTCGAAGAGTTCGCGGGGGAGCTGAGCGCTGTCGAGGCTGTCGGTGTCGATCGGGGACTTTTCGAGACTCTGCGTGTTCTGGGTGCGTGCGTCGGCCATGTTAGTTCCCTCCGAGCGCGGCCTTGAACGCGCTCGCTTCGTCGGAAGCATCGGCGCCCTCGTCGGCGCCCTCATCGGCGCCGCTCACCTGGTCGGTGTCAGCGCCAGCCTTCGCGACCTTGTCGACACGCTCGTCGAGCGCGTCTACCTTGTCGCCGAGGTCCTGCGCCCACTCGGGCGCGTCCTCCAGGCTCTTCTCCGCGTCGTCGCCGTCATCTTCGAGCTCGGCGACGCGCTTGTCGATCGATTCGACCTTCTCGTCGAGCGACTCGGCCCACGCGGGCGGCTCGTCGCTCTTCTGGCTGTCGTCGTTGGTCATCTTGTCTGCGTCAGTGTGCTCAGGGGAGTCCGACCCGGTGTCGGTTGCCGCCCCTGTCGTTTCCGGGCTCTCGTCGAGCGCCTTCTGGTGGTGCTCGGCCATCTCGAAGTCGTCGTCAGGGTCGCCGGTGAACGTCCGCGACTCCTTGTGCTCGCGGGCACCGTTGCGATCGAGCATCGTCGCAGCCGCGTCGTGAACGGCCTTCGCCTCCGTCTCGTTCGCCCGCGAAAGCGTCTGCCCGACCTTGGAGAGGTCGGCATCCGGGTCCTCGGCCTCGCTGGCGTCATCGGAGCTGCTGAGGAGCGACACCGCACGCTGGATGAGTCCAGCGGCGGCCGCCTCGCGTTCACGAGGATTCTCCACCCCGCGCATCCGCGACTCGAGATGAACCACATGGAGCGTGTCACCCCGACCGCTTGACTCCTCGCGGAACTCGAAGTCGTCACCGAAGCCGTCGCCGACCTCGATCAGGTAGACCGGATCGTCTTCCGTCGCTTGGGGGGTATTGGCGTCACCGGACGCGCCGTCGTCGAACGTCTCGCCCGGCTCCTCTTCGATGTCGGCGACTTGGCCGCGGGTGTCTCCACTCGCCTGCTCCCAGACGACCCAGTCACCAGTGCTGTACTCCGCTTTCTCGACGTCTGTTTTCGTGTTCATGGCGTCTTCGTCGCTCTTGTGCATCACGTCGCGGATGAGGCGGGCATCCTCCCGACTGTGCCCGCGCTCGACGAGCGCCTCAACAGTCCGGTCCGGGTCAGCGAGTCGCTCGTCAGCCTTCTCGGTCTTGAGGATGTCCACGGTCGCGTCCGGGACAGCCGGGCGGTCGACGGCAGAGAACTCCCGGATCATCGCGCCGTCGATCCGTCGCACAGCTATGTCCTCGGAGTGGTCTTCGGGGACGGTGACCGCGTCGGGGACTGCCGCCACGGCCATTGTCTCTTCGTCGGTGATTTCACCGCCGATTGAGAAGCCGCCGAACAGCCCGCTCTTGAACGCCTGCCATGTCGCCGCGTCGTGAGCCTTCACAGAGACGACCCACGTCCCGGCGGCGCGCTGCGTGTCGCCGATCCGCTCCGGCGAGTCGAGCACGCGGTTCTCGACGAGCGAGAGCTTCTCGCCAGCGCTGACTGCGTGCATAAACTTCAGCCCGGCCGCCCCACGCTGGAGACGAGCCATGTATTCGGTGGCGATATTGCGAACCGTACCTGGTTCGAAGTAGTCCCCTTGCGAGTCGACGGTGTTCGGGACGAGTACTGCGCCCGTGGCGATACGGCGGTCGTCGTCAACCTCGTCGGTGAGGTCGACCCTCTTGTGGAGTCTCTCAGCCATCGTTATGTGTTGATTCGGCCGCCGGCGCGGAGCGTCGCCAGCTCTCCCTCGGTCAGCTCGTTTACGAAGACGGGGCGAGTACTACACCGGCAGTTCGCGATCTCTTCGATCGGTCCTGCCGGATCACCGGGGTGCGTGAGGCGGGCGCCGCCGACATCGAAGTCCGTCTCGACACCGACAATCTGCCCACCGGCCCCGATGTGCGTATCGCGTGCCCGCCCGTCGGACGTGACGATCCACTTCTCGCCGACCGCCGATGACTCGCGGATCGCCGAGTGATTTCCTCGCTCCGACGCGCCTTGGATGAGCGTCCGGCCGTGGCGTCGTGCGGCGGCGTCGCCGAGCTCGTTGTCCAGCTGCTCCTGCATCATGTCGGCCACAGCGTCGCGGTCGAGACCCTCCTCGAATGCCTCCTCGAGCGTGGACTCGACGCCGTCGCCGATCGTGTCGAGTACGTCGTCATTGACGTCGTCGACGAAGTCGGTCAGCTCGTCGAGTGCGGACTGTGGAAC